TTGCCCAGCCCGAGTTCCAATACAAACGTTCCTGTCGCCAGCAGTATTTGTAAACAGTACTTCGTCGCCGATTGCCACGTTGTAATTACCGGTGATGCAGTTTTGCTGGCTTGCGTAGCCTATAGCAAGGTTTCGATTCCCAGTAGTGTTGTCTTGGAGGGCGAGCGGCCCGACCACAACATTACTGTCGCCAGTTGTAGTAGAGTTAAACGAATCAATACCAAAAACCGTATTGTATCTTCCTTCCGACCCCCCAGCATGGGTTAATGCACCACCGCCGTCGCCGACAATAAGAGTCCAAGCGAAGTCGACCTGATCTGGCTGATAAATTACTTGAGTACCATCAAATGTGACTGTCTCATTAAAATCGGCTGCCGCGATGCCATCCCAATGTATTTGGTGCCAGACAGCGGCCCCCAGGGCGTCGTCCACACAAATGAATAAACCATTATCCATAGTGTTTAGCCACTTTGAATACTGATATAACTTGCCATTACCTGCGGTATTTGAACTGTCATCATTGACTGTTGGGTCAAACGCAGCCGAAAGGATAGGCCCGCTTCGATTTGCTAGCTCACTGAAGTCGTCATTCAATACCACGCCAGCAGGGCCAGTAGGTATACCGTTGTAAATATTTAAGCCACGATAATCTGTAAACGCCATCTTGCTCTCCTATACAAAGCGATCTTATGCAAAGCGATCTTATGCGAAGCGATCCCATTCAAAGGTACTGAACGTACCCCATTCGGCTTCTGTAAATGCTTCCCAAGTCAGAAGCGGGTGCGAACCAGTACTTACAAACAGTATCGGGCTTTCAGCTTCTCTATTAAGTAATGCCCACCGTGTCGCGTCGGTTGTTATTGCTAGGATATTTCCTTCTGGCGCTGCCGGAACGAATACTCTCGTAACAGCATTAACAAAGACAACAGTGTCTTCAACGGACTGATTGAGGTATACTAGCTCCGCGTCTATCTCAAATGTTATGGAGTTATTATCTTTACTGTTACGGATGAGAGGTGTCTCAGGGTTAGTGATAACACCTTTCCACTCTCTTCCTTCCCAGTCACGAACTCCGATCTGTTTACCTAAAGATGCCGTAACAAATGCCAAACCAGCTTGGGTTTCAGCTTCATATAACCCATAAAATTCAAGGACCATTGTCTGAGTTTGTGGCCACATTGGGTCCGCAAAAACAACCATCCTACCACCGCGTGTCTCTCTGTTAATCCGTTGAAAACTTAGTTTGTCCTTGTTTCCTAGTTCTGGCCCCCGCAAAGTCAAAGTTTCCGTTGGAGCAATTAGCGGATATGTTAATTGCACGTTGTTGTGAGTGACTAGTGTTGGCGCGGTTGGAGCGGGGGCGGTGGGAGCGTCGGGGTCTTCATTAGTACCAATGAATGGTGAATACGTACATAAAACACCTTCTCGATAAAGCTCAAAGGTCAACGCTTGATAAATGGCTATTGTACTTTCCGCCTCAGGAACATACACGCCAATATTAGTAGCAACTTGACTAAACGTAATTGTGCTGCTTACGGGCTTTGTGTTTGTAGGCGTAGCATCCTGAACAAATGTCAATGTCTGACTCACATCTTCAAAGAACGATAGCCTGCCTTCCTGTACAAATGATATGAAGTTTCCAGCATCCCCCAACAGAGCGGACGCCTTCGCGTGTCCGACCACTGTTACTTGCTGGAATGTAATAGGGCTTGCTACTGTTTTTGTGCCTTCTAGTAAGATGGTAGCTTCTTGTCTCAGTCCAATATCTGTGAGTGTCCAAGTATACTCATCGTCGTCCCAAACATACTCTGTTTCCGTTATATTGTTGGTCGCGGCTTTCCAGTATGTGTATGTCCCACCTACCACATGCTCAAATACTAGCTCGCTTGAGCCTGTCAAGTGTCGAGGATACCAAAGTTCAACCCCCTGCTCAAAGGAAATCTCGGAAGTAAGTTTCGGTGAGTTAAACTCAATGGTCCCATTGCATGTATTTACAAAGTATACTTGACTGACTGGACTGCGATGTGGGTAGTTTGCATCCACAGCGTCTATAAAAGTTATTGTTGAAGATGCCTCAACGGTGATCGGACCACTATAAACTAGGCTAGAGGCAAATGTAAATTCACTCGTGGCAGAATGAATTAAGTCATCGCCAATGCGCGCTAACTGTGCAAAAGTAATAGCACTTTCTAAGGATTTGCTTATTGGCCCTAGCGTCGTGACAGTCTGAGTAAAGGCGATTGGACTCTCGGCGTCGAGAAACCATGTGCCCGCTTCGGCTAGAACTTCGACACTTTGCCGACTAATCCTAAGCGCGCCATCGCCAGCCGCCAAGATTTCAACAGCCTGGCGGCTAACTCTAGCTTTTCCATCCCCAGCCGCTAAGATTTCAGCGGCTTGGCGCGATGCTCGCAGAACCATGTTTAACCTACTTCTATACCAAACCTTGCGGCATTAACACCAGTTTCCGTCCAAGCGATAGCAGTATTAGGGTCAGTCTCGCTAACCATTGTCCGCGTAACATAGTTAGTAGTCCCAATGGCTTCGGGCGCACTTTCATCCCCTACGCCGCCCGAGGAAATGTGTGTAATAACATCAAAGTTACTGGCATCAGTTTCGCGACATTCAGTTTTAATTTGCAACCCATGGATGCCGCCTAAACCTCCCGTCATACTTTCATAATCATACAAATCCATACGTCCCGAGGTACTGTCTTCCACGTAAGAAGTGTCATCATCGCAAGGATTCTCGTCTACGTTTTCAAAGTGATTAGCACTTGGAGATGATGTCCCAAAGTTACTGATGGCAGTTGCCCCATTGGGGAGGATACCAACCACTCGGCTATTGCCAAGAAAATCATTGTTAAGCGTACCGGTTGAATCGCAGACGTAGATATCATCCCAAGTTGGGAAATTATTTACATCTGTGTCAAATTGAACCTTGTCGTGATAAGCATTTGCACCGGCTTGGGTGTCCACGCCAGCGGCACTGAGAATATTCACGCCACCCAATCTGAGTTCATAAGTACCAGCCGCATTATCACAAGTTACCTGTAACTCCATGTAATACCAAGTACTTGCCAGGATTACTGCGGCAGAAGTCCCTAAAATCACGGCAGCACGCTTCAACACAATTTCCCCCGCCAATGATAATCGTAGGCTTATCCCTAACGTAGCCCCGTCATAGAGTTTTAAGAAGGTCGGCGAACTAAGCAGAGACGGGAATTTAACTGCAAAGCCAACAGTTAATGTTGAATCGGTAGTTACATTTGTAGCTGCAAATGCACAACCAGCGTTACCAAACTCAAGACTATACCCCCCTAATCTACCAGTTTCAATATCAAATTTGTCTTCGCCACTGACATTATAATACCGCCCCATCACCCCAGTGGGCTGGGGCGCGGCACCTGTTCCGGTTCCGTAGTTTTCAAAGCCTTCAACAAGTAGCAACATAGCATTGCTCCTTAGCAGCTAACGGTGTAAGTTACTTTCAGTTGGTCGCCAAGTACGACTGCAACGTCGCCACTGCTAAACAAGGCGGTCGCCCAAAGCATCCCGTCAGCGGCGTGGTCGCCCTTAGTATCGGCGGCGGCCCCGAGGCCGCAGCAGAAAATACCTTTGACAGTCCCACCGACGGTAATGTCGTAGATGCTTGCCGTTACACTGTTCGTGATCGCCTGGGCAGACGCAGCTTCCTCGACCCAGACGGGGCGAGTCACTACGCTGGCACCGTTGTTGGCGTCCGTGTAATCCTTAAACTCATCCCAGCCATTGCCAGCCCCGTCGATGTCATCATATGTGTCGGCGGCAGCAAGTGCCGTGTACCCGAAAAGATCAATCAGTCCAAGATACCACGTTGCCGCAGCAGCCGTGGCGTGAAACATTACGTCCAAGATGAAATTTTTACCTTCGTTTGTGATTCCGTTGTTGAAATCATAAACCTTGAAAAGCTTACCAGCGCGCCAATGCTCAACGTTGAATCGGCCAGCCAGATTTAGTTTGTTTGACATTCTAGTCGTCTCCTGATTAAAGTTTTACTGTTTGTCGCCGCAACTCACGCTGTATAGCTGTTGCGGTTTCTCTAGCAGTGCGTTCAGCCGAAACCGATTCGGTGATAGAAATATTGATATCGCCAACAGTCGTAGTGTCCCCGCCCGCAGCTTTATACTGTGGTTGGATGCCTGCGTTCATTGCCGTTAATTGAGAATACCATTGCCGTGACGCTTGAGGATTCATTACAACTTCCCCAGGACTCAGCATCGCCGGTACTGTGTCCGTTCCGCGAACACCCCCACCCTCAGCGCGGTAAATCACCCCGCCATTAGCGCGGTTTGACGCTCCAGCCCCCATTCTGTTGAGCGTGTTTATTGCGTTAACAGACCTTACCGTTTGATCCGCTATTATTCTAGCGTTAGCTGCGCTCTGCCTAGTATTTGTTGCAACACCGGCAGTCGCAGTCATAAGGCGACCATTGGCGCGGGCCGTTTCCGCCATTGTGTCTTTGAAGATTTTCCCTTGCGTATTGACCTGCCCGAGATAGCGATTGATAGTCGCCATATCTATCTTTGCTGCCTCTACCGTTAATAGCTCCTTCGCCTCGCCGCCTGCGGCAAGTTCCTTAGTGGCAGTGACAATGGCCTGCAAGTCCGCTTCAGTCTGCTTGGCAACTTCTCCACTGGCGACAATATCTTTGAGTCTTTTATCGTTCGAGGCCAGTAAATCTGCACTGAGAGTACCGCCCTTCGCCATGAATTCATTTTGAGTTTGAAGCTCTTGTGTAAGCTTGTAAGCCGCTTTGTTTTTCTCCGTCATAGCGCTTACAGCTAATTTTTCTAACTCAGCTTCATCCTTTATACCTGCTATACGGGCCATGCGCTCGGCAGCCTGTTGTCTCACGGATGACAGGAACTTATCAGTACCAAGTGCCTTGGAACTACGTTCAAGAGTACCCTTAGCAGTTTTAAGTGACCTATTTATTTCATCTAGTTCACTCTGAATGCCGTTGAATTTCTGTTTAAGTCCCTCAGCTTTGGCAGTTGCCTCCGCTAGGTCGGGAATGGTTGCATCACGTTCTAACCCGAGAATCTTCTTAGCCCCGGCAAACTGTGACTGCTGGATACCAGTTTCGAGCGTAATGTCCCATTTTCTTTTGGCCATTGCTACTTGAAGCTCATCAAGCGCCATACTCCAGTTTATATGGATATCCCCAAGGGTTGTTTCTAGCTGTGTCTTTAGTTTCTCTATGTCTTTCTCTTCACCCATCAATTTGGCCCAAGGACTAGGAAGCTTAAACTTCTTAGCCGTGTTTAACATCTCTTTCAGCAGTATGTCGATATCCTTTTTAATTCTTTTCTGAGAGAGGGGATCAGTTGTTTTTGCCAACTCTTTCCCACGCTTTTTTATCAGCTTTATCTGAGCTTCTAAGATGAGCTTTCCACGCTCTTGGACGGCAAGTTGTTTCTCAGCAGCAGCCACGACCCCACTCTGTTTACGGGCAATGTCCCCCTCAGACTTCAGACGGGTTTTAAGAAGCGACTGCGTTGCTTGTTCCTGACCATAGATGGAAGCACGATTCTTTGACTTTACTGCGGCGTTCTTTGCTTCTGAACGGGCAGACACGGCCGCGTCGAAAAGCCTTCTCGCATGGGCTAACTTTTCTTCAGAGAGACCGGCCTTATTAAACGCCGAGCGAGCCTTCCACTCTTTCTTTCTCGCGGCAGCATCTAGGAGAAAGAGTTTCTGCCTCTCCGTCTTGCCCCGCATGGCTGAACTTAGTTCGTTTTTATCTATGGCGCTCTGAATCTTTGCAATACGTTGCAACGAGTCCTTGACAGTATTCTCATGGGTATCTACTAAGTTTTTAAGTGAGTCATAATGGTTTTCATAAGCTGTCAAGACTTCGTCTAATACCGAATCATTGGACGCTGCGTAGCCCAACTGAGTAGCTGTAATATTATCCCCTAAGCTCTTATATAGGGAACTAATCTTGTTGACATACTTCGAGCGGTTACGCTCATCTTCTTCCAACGCCTTTTTCTCGTCCTCTACCCTTTGCTCTCGCCACTTTTTAATGTTTGCCTCAATTTCAGCTGCTTTCTTCGCGTACCCCTCCAAGTTCTTCCCAGTATCTTCAAGGCTTTTCTCGTATATAGCGTACCACTTAACAATCTCGTTTACAACGGCTGCAATAGCGGTCCCTAACGCCAACCAAGGCGCAACTGGAACTAGGACGGCTGTAGCAATTAGTAATACCGCGCTTAGATTCTGCTTAAAGACGCCCATCGCATCGGCCATAGAAAGGAATACCTTAACGACTGCTGCTCCTGCCTTCACCGCTGTATTTAGCCACTTAGCCATCTCCACGAAAAGAGGTAACGCGACTAATCCGGCCTCAATCAACGCATTCTTCAAGTCTTGCATCTGCTGTACAATGATGTATCCAGGCAAGTCCGTGTACTTCTCCCAAGCCTTTGCAGCCGCGTCAGTTGAATTTGTAATTTGGTCAGTGACTTCAACAAGTTCCTTGCCCCCGTCTTGCATCAAAGACAATTGAGCGACAATGGCCCTTACCCGACTGAAGTATGTTGCCATTTCAGCATTATTGTTACCTGATTCCTTGGCAAGTTCCTTTAAGATACCCGCTAGTCCGCCGAATTTTGCAACGGCTTCCTCGGCGTCTCTAACGTCCCACTTCTCAAAGAGTTCCTTCATCTTATCGGTTGGTTTGATTAACTTCTGCATAATTGCTCGAAGCTGTGTCAACGCGGTGTTGGCTTGGACACCCTTTCGAGTCATTACAACCAGTGCTGCTGCGGATTCTTCCCAGCTAACGCCCATTGCAGCAGTTAGCGGAGTAACTCGCCCTAAAATTCCGCCAATCTCCTTCAAGCGAATACGTCCTAATTCAACGGTCTTGAATAAAGTGTTAGAAACATGGGCCGCATCCTTAGCCGACAGACTATAACTATTGATTACTGAAGACAACGCATCCACTGCGTCTTTAGTCTCAGCGGTTGTTACAATAGCTAATTTTTCTGCTTGAGACAAGAATTCAAACTCTTCCCCGGCCTTAACTACTTGGTTCGAGATCGTTTGATACAGGCCAGCGGCAACATCTGCTGGAGTCTTGCCTAGTTCGCTCGATAACCTCAAGACTCCCGCTGTCAATTGGTCAACTGAAAAGACGGACTCGTCAGCAATAGTTGAAATTTCACCAATCGCTTGATTAAACTCAATTGATTCAGTGATGACATCACGCATCCCTTGCACAATGGCGTTCAGACCTCTGATGACAAATTGAGCCCCTAAAATACGCCCAATTGTTGTCCATGAAAGAAGCAAACTCTTTTCAGTATCTTTTCCAGCCGCTCCTACCTTGTTGAGGTTGTCCTTCGTCTTTTTAAGCGGAGCCTTCGTTTTGTTAGCGCCAGAAACAATAGTTTGTGTGGTTTGCTTGACACTGGCGTCCAATCGAGCCATCGCAGCACTGCCCTTGTTTGCCGAGGCCGCTACCTGCGCACCTACGGCCGCGCCTTGACCGCCACCAGTAGTCGTGGTCACACGGGTTCCACTCACTTGCTTCAATGCCGCTGCGGCCCGCTCTGCCTCTTTACGTATATTGACTAAGGCCGCGCGCATCGGACGAGTCTGGCTGTCAAACTTTCGACTCGTTTTAGCAACGTTTGTTAAACCTTGCTTCAGCTTGTTTAGAGATTGACTCAGCTTGCTCAAAGTAGTAAGAGCTTGAGTCGCCTCGAAGCCTAGTTTTTGCGTAAGGTCGTCTGCCATCTTAAATCTTTACCTTCTTCATAAACTTATACGGATTTGGCAATGTTGTGTGTCTCGCAAACTCTTGAAAAGCTTTTTGCCCCACTCGCAGGAAGTGATAAGGCGTCCCCATAATCTTGTCCGGAGCCCAGACATTGGGCGTCGACTTTGTCACCTTCTGATATTCGTTATATGCTAAGTACCTTAACGTACTGGTGTACTCAAAATGCCAACTTGCCTTGCCGAGAATCAATTTACTTCCAGCCCCTTCGGCCCGCCCCAAAGGCTTACGGTCTTTTCGACTCTTTTGAGGGCCGTATTTCACATCACCATCAAGAAGCTTTGCCAACTTCTCAAATGTTGCCCGCGACGCATTAGACCACGCTGGAATTATTGACCCTACAGTCGCCTGCAACCATTCCCTGCCGGCTTGTTTAAGCCAGTCTTCCATGTACTTATTCAAATGCCTTTTGTAGGCACCTAAATCTAGTACAGGGGCTTGGAAGACTGGCTTGAATCTCACGTCGCTCTCCTTGCAGCACCCACCCCGGCCATTGCTTTCATCTCTTCCATCTCTTCATAAACGCGTGTCTGATGAAAGGCTAAAATTCTAGCTTGGGTGTCAACATCACATCCTACCCAAGAATCTTTAACTCTTGGGGGCCGGATGCCTAGTCGCTCACAGGCGTGCCAGATGGCATACTCGCCAGTTCGGTATCTCGGCCAGAGGATTCTTTTAGCTCCTCCTCCCGAGAACGTAGAAAAACCTCGCGGGCCGCCGTTAGTTTTTCTTCGTCCAGCGAGTTAGCTTGCATGACGCACGCGGCCACTCGGTTGACTTCGATTGATGACAAGCCAGCTTCTTGAAGCTCAAGCTGCCACTCTGACCACGTCCCTGGGTCGTCAAGATTGACTCGCTCCCACTCAATGTCACTTGGCTCAAGAGACTTGACGATCAAGTACGCTAGCCGCTGCTCGCCATGCTTCGCGACCATTTGCAGATACGAGGGGTCTTTTTCATTTGGGCGAAAACCATCTCGCGTACGGATACCGGGAGCTTTGGGATCGGGGCAGAGGGCCTCAAATGGGTCCATGTCCGTCACTGCTCTTGCCTTGATAACAATGTCTTCTTCAAGACGCGGGAGTACTAAAATTTCTTCGTTTGGTCCCTTGACCTCAATACCACCAATTTTCATGTTTCTCTCCTCAGAACAAACTTTCAGATTAAAAGGTCGGAAGTGGGCATAGTGCCCACTCCCTTAACAGGTTTAGCAGCCTTCGTCAGCGTAATCGGCTCGCGTGACAGTGGCTTCGCTCACATTACAACGTCCAGATGTTGAAATGGTAGCTTCATTGATATCAAACTCAAGGCTTTCATACCTGAAGTCGGCAAGTACGACCTTTTCGTCTTCTACCGTGCCACAAGGCATGCAGTGCATGATTTCAATGTCAACCGCATATGGCTCACAGACGTCTGACGATGATGTGACCCATTCACTCGCTTCGCCAGTCTGCTTCAGGGCGTCAACGATTGTTACGTCTTCGCCCGTCTCGGTTGTAATATACTCGTACACAAAGTCAATGCTAACGTCAATAGGTTGCTCATCGGCTTCACGGACGGTATCCAGATCACCACGGTCTCGGAGATACTCATACTCCTTGGCCTCGGTCCAACTTACAGAGCCTTCACCAACCTTGACGGTTAGGCGCTGGGCCGAAAACGTGATAACGTCATTCTGCGTAACGTTAGCCGTCAGGGCGGGCGTTACAACTAAGTTTAATGTGGGACCGGCAGCAGGCGGCGTTCTTTCAGTCACCGTAAAGATGTTAGTTCCACAACTGTTGACAGTCAGTCTGGCTCCAACTGGAACTAGGTTCGTGGTAGTTGCATTCAGAACAATAGTGTCTACGTTCAGCGTCGTCGATGCGCTCGCTGAGTTTGAAGTTACATTTCCTGTACCTGCAAGACCATCTCGTACGCGAATGTATGCCTCCCTGAGCTCAATTCGTGCCATCTCTTTACTCCTTAAATTAAAGTTTACTAGCTAGTTAAATAAGCCCAACCTAATGGCCATATGTGGGACTTATTGTATTTGCGAATCATATCCCGCAAAGTGCTGTAGTTAATATTTTCTCCTTCAGCAGCATCGCGAATACATTCATACTTATTGCCATTTACCAAAATCTTACGGGCACAGCAATGTTTACCCCTTTTACGTTTCTTGCTCATCTTTTCTTTTGCTTCGGGCGTATGTTTTCGCCCTTTACTTCTTAAACCACTTTTTCTACTGTGCTCCTCTCGGTCAAATGGTACAAACTCAAAACTACTTGTGGTAGCTTCTTTGAGTCGCTTGGCCAATACGGCGCGACAGACTCCTAAAGCTTCCGCCGCTTCTTTTATGCAAGAGAACCAAACTCCGTTAATGCGTAGCTTTTTAGCTCGTGGATTTTTGCCATCTCTTAAATTTGGGAGTCCCGAGCCGCCTGCCGTAAGATTATACCCGTGGGGTGCCTCTGTCTGCCGCTGCGCAATTAAATCTATTTCTAATTGACAAATATCTTCTTCACAACCAGTGTACAGGACATCGAATTTTATATTTTCCAAACCGTATTTTCTAATGGCTTGATAAACAAGTTTTGATCCCCGGCCCCCTTTATGGTTAAGCCACCGCTTAGACGGACTCTTTGAGATCCCGATGTACTCTTTACCATTAACACAGTTGGTGATTTTGTACAGAAACATTCAAGCCTCTAAATATATGGAAAATCGCGAGTCAACCATTGATTGGCGAACGCGGTCCACCTTGCTGATTTGTCCAAAGTGAAAAAGCTTCACACTATCTCGGCCACCTAAAACTTCTAGGCAACCGATGTAAGCGTCATCATCGTCTACCCCTGTACCGTATTTGTAAATGCTAATTGGCCCGTTCAACGCCTCTTGAAACACACCGCCCCATTGAATCAAGTCGTATGCATTCTCAGTTGACCCATCCATTAGATCGGTGAGTAGAATATTGACATCAACAACGAGCCGATAGTAATCACTGCTTATCTCAGAGATAGCTGGGCCGTTGACTCTAAGCTCTGCGTGATCGGCTTCCATCTTTGATTCTATTCGGTCATCAATCCCCTCTACTAAAAGTGGAAGCGGAATCGCAGCCGCTATAGGCCGCATATATTCAGCAATGGAC